GTTGATATGTATTCTAGTATGTCATATTTTGATACAAAAAAAGATAAATATATTGATGTTTTACAATTAGACATAGTAGAAGCAATAAGAATACTTAGAAAAAAAATTAGAGAGGAGGTAGCATGAGTATATTAAAAGTTAATTGGTATGAAGAAAGACTAGATGAGTTTTATGAAACTGATAAAGATAATAATGGGTATATACATGGTATATATCTTTATTATGGTAATGAACCTTTTGATTATGAATGTCGTTGGTTTAAAACAGAGCAACAAAGGGACAAATACTTTGAGGAGGTAGCATGAGTATAGAATTAAAACAATTACTTGAAGACTGTAAAGAAAGTCTAGAGTGGATAACTGAACGAGAAGAATGGACTACATTACAAGATGGCTCTAGTGCTAAAGATTTAATTAAAGAAATACAGGAGGTATTAGCATGAGTTTATATACGAGAATAGAAGACGTAGCAGTTCGAGACTTTGAGTTCTTGCGACTGCTATCCAAAGAAAGTTTAGATGTATTGGTTGATAAAGTCTTTGCACATGTCAGAGACTATGAAGGTGAAGACAGTAAGGAAGGTTTTATCTATCAATGTATCATGGAAGAAGTGGCTCATTTAGTAGCTAAAGGTTTATTATTAGAAGGAGATAGAATATGAATGAGATAAGAATTAAACAGACTTGTTTTTATAAAGTAAAAGTAAGTGATGATATTAAAGAAGATAGAATACTAGAAAGTATTAATGTTCATCCCGTAGAATTACTTGATAATGCAGAACTGTATGATATTAATACTATAATTATGGAGGAAGAATATGAGAACTAAATGTTATGTAATGACAGTTGATAAACGAAACGATAAGATACTTGAACAGCTTGATAGACTACAAGATGTGAGAGATAGTGTAAGTCTTTTAAATAAACATAGTAGAAAAAAACACTATGTAAAATGTCAAGGTCGTTGGGGTAGAAATAATCCTAATTATAATCATAGGATTATACCCTTTTGCCCATTGGCAGATGCAGTAAAGTGGGATGTTTATATTTATGAAAGATAAATTGTCACACAATTGTCACATAACAGTCATGGAATTGTCACAATAGTATGATAGACTACCCAACCTTATGACACAATACAAGTATAAAGTTCTACAAAGGAAACGAGAACTAGAACAAGAAGGACTTGATAAAGAGTGGAGTTTTATGGAAGCTAAGTTTGACAAAGGTAAGCTAGTCTCCATAACTACAGGATTTAAGAGTGGCAGAAGGTTAACTGAGTATGCAGACAAACGTAAGAAGGACAAGGAAGAATGGCAGTAAGAGGCAAGACAATACAAACTATAGACCATGTGAAAAAGAGTTCCTCACAGGGCGTAGGAGGACGTGGTAGACGTATTAAAATAGCAATGTCTACTATGAACAAAAACAAAAAGCGAACTTATAAAAAATATCGAGGGCAAGGCAGATGAAAGACTTTGAAAAACTAATAAAAGAAAAGCTAGAGAAAGATGGAGTATCTAAAGAGTGGATGAAAGACCATTTAATTATTGAAGGACTTGATGATGATGAGTAATATGTTTGGCATAATCATAGTGTTTACTTTTATGATGGCTTGTCTGATAGCTACACTATTAATCATAAAGGATAATCAAGATGATTAAAAGATTTTTTTATTGGGTGAATGAGTGTTGGAACTTAGTAATGAATGTTAAGTATAATCCATTGCGATTTATTCCAGACCCATCAATCCAATCTTACTTTATGTTGGTATTATTTACTATGTGGAGTGCTTACTTTGGTTTTGTTGCTATCTTTTATATGGGTTGGTTGGGTTATAATATTATGACAAGTGTGATAGTGCATTTATCAGTTCTAATTCCTGTTGTCTTTACTAATGCAGTATTCAGAGATGCAGAGAGAGATGGTGCTAAGTGGTACTTACATTTAAAAGAACAAGAAAGAATAAGAAAACTATTTACTAGCAAAAAGAATGTTGTTAGATGGGACATAGATAAGGAGGCATAATGAAAGCAACAATGACAAAGGCAGAGTACCGAGAGTTTGTAGAAGCTGTTGATGAAATCAAAGCTAAAGCTAACATAGATATTAATCATAGTGTGACGTATGATGGTGACAGTTTTATAGTAGAGATACTAGACGAAGATATAAACTTAGAGTATTTAGATGAAATATTACTTGACAAAGAGGAGCAAGTATGATACAATCCTGTATCTTGAGCAACCGAACAAGCCCTCTATCTCCAAGTATTAGTAGGTTTGGTTCTAACCACAACTCCGAGAGTAGTTGGCTCAACACTCTCACTAACTTTAACAACTTCAAACTTAATCATAGGAGGTAAATATGATAGTAGAAGGAACTGCGTATTGGGCAAGTATTAAGACACCCAATACGACTTTTGAACCTGTGTATACAGTCAACCTTGTTGTTGACCAAGAGACAGCAGATAGTTTTGCTGGGCGTGGACACACAGTAAAGCAGATGGATGAAGGTCCAGCTTTAGTTATCAAGCGAAAGGTGAATGGTCCTAATGGTATGATTAGGAATGCACCAAGATTACTTGATGCTAATAAGCAAGACATTAATCTAGCTGTTGGTAATGGCTCTAAGGTAAGAGTACAATGTAGTGAATTTGATTGGGAGTATGCTGGTAAGACTGGCAAGAGTCTCGACCTACAGGGTGTTCAAGTCATAGAGCTAGTGGAATATAAAGCAGAGGATGGCTCTGAATTTTTTGATAGTAACGAGGAGTTTTAATTATGACTGATGAAAATAATCCACAAGTCACATACAGAACCGAAAATGGTTCGTATGATGTACTACAACTCTCGCAAGATGCTCAAGGTTTATTCAATGTAATAGTTGAGTGTACCAATGAGGTCAACAACTTGCGTAGACGAATTGCTGTACTTGATGCAGCAGTTCAAAACTTCAATGGTCAAATGCAAGAACATCTAACAGATGATGCATTGATTGAGGAAGATAGTGAAGAGGAAGCTTCAGTAGAAGAAGACTCTTAACGACAACGAGGTTAGGAGTGCGACTTTGTAAAATCCTTTGGAAGTCTGAGCCACTATAAATCCTAGATTAAATTCGGGGATGTGGAGTGACGATGAAGAAGGTTAAGTATGAAACACGAATGAGAACTAAACCACCACGTGACTAACCTCACTTTTTTATAGGAGATAGAATTGAATACAAAATTTATTAAACATAAGCTACCCTGTCCCAAGTGTGATAGTAGTGATGCTGTTTCTTTGAATGCTGATGGGTCTGCTAAATGTTTTAGCTGTAATGCTTTCATTCCAGACTATGACAAAGCAGATGATATGAGTACAAGTACTAACACTATTGTACCCATGAAACAACCAGAGACATCATTCTTGAACTCATACACAGGAGTATATGCACCATTGACTGATAGAAATATATCAGAACAAACTGCAAGAAAGTTTGGTGTGAAGGTTGTCAAAGACCATGCTGGTCAAGTCAAGCAACATATCTATCCGTTTCATAATGGAAGTGAGATAGTTGCAACCAAGACTAGGTATGTAGACAACAAGAACTTCTCATGCAATGGTACGTTTGAAGGGACAGGGTTGTTCGGTGAGCAACTGTATCGCAACAAAGGTGGTAAGTATTTAACCATAACCGAAGGTGAGTGTGATGCAATGGCAGTCTATGAACTCATGCAAGGTAAGTCTAGTGTAGTATCTATTAAACGTGGAGCTTCATCTGCTGTTAAAGATATACGAGAGAGCATTGAGTTTGTAGAATCATTTGATAATGTTGTTCTTTGTTTTGATAATGACAAAGCTGGGATTGAATCTGCTAGACAGGTTGCAAGAATCCTCAAGCCAAGTAAGGAAAAGATAATAAACTTACCCAATGGTTACAAAGATGCTAACGAGATGTTAGCTAAGAAGAAGTTCCAAGAGTTTTCTACTGCTTGGTGGGAAGCTAAGACTTATACTCCCTCTGGTATTATGGAACTATCCAGTAAGAAAGATGAGTGGCTACACAGAGAAGAGAAAGAAAGTGTAGCTTATCCTTGGGAGGGACTGAATAAAAAACTCTATGGTATGCGTAAGGGTGAGTTAGTTACCTTGACAGGTGGTACAGGACTAGGTAAGTCTAGTGTGACTAGAGAACTTGAACATCATTTAATTAAGAACACAAAAGACAATGTAGGTATTGTAGCACTAGAGGAGAACTGGTTGCGTACTGCTGATGGTATTGTATCTATTGAAGCTAATGATAGGATATACTTATCAGAGAAACGTTCTAAGTATACAAGCGATGAACTCCATACTTTGTTTGACAAAGCTATTGAGAAGGGTAGAGTATTTATCCATGCTCATCTTGGTGCGACAGACATTGATGAGATATTTTCTAAGCTAAGATATATTATTGTAGGGTGTGAATGTGACTGGGTTGTAGTTGACCACCTACATATGCTTGTCAACGTACTAACTGAGGGTGACGAGAGACGTGGTATTGATATGTTAATGAATAGATTGCGTAGTTTAGTTGAAGAGACTGGTGTAGGTATGATACTGGTATCACATTTACGTAGAGCACAAGGCGATAGAGGACATGAAAAAGGTATACAAGTGTCCCTTTCTCACCTCAAAGGTTCACAAGGAATAGCACAATTGTCTGATTGTGTTATTGCATTAGAGAGAAACCAACAAGCAGAGAATCCAGAGGAAGCTAACATGACGAAGGTTAGAGTCTTGAAGTCAAGGTATACTGGTGATACTGGTATGGCTTGTAGTTTAAAATATGACGTTGAAACTGGGAGATTACATGAATCTACAGAGGAGGAAACATTTACAAATGAATCTTATTTTTGATATAGAAACAGATGACCTTGATGCTACTAAGATATGGTGTATTGTAGCTAAACAAGTTGATGGACAAGTATATAAGTTTGGACCAAATCAAATTGAAGATGCACTAGACTTATTACATAGTGCTAAAGTTTTAATTGGTCATAACATTATAGGTTTTGATTTACAGATACTCAAACGTTTACATAACTTTGTGTATCGAGGTAAGGTAATTGATACTCTTGTTATGTCAAGACTTTACAATCCAGTCAGAGAGAATGGACATAGTCTCAAGACTTGGGGTTATAGATTAGGTATACCTAAACAAGAACAACCAGAGTTTAATAACTATACACCACAAATGCTAGACTATTGTGTACAGGATGTTAAACTGAATGAAGCTGTATATAAGTTCTTACAGAAAGAAGGACTAGGATTTAGTAAGCAGTCCTTTGACTTAGAGCAAATGACTTCTGCTATTATATGTGAACAAGAAAGAAATGGTTTCCATTTTGATAGTAAACAAGCTATGACTTTGTTAGCAGAGCTTAAACAAAAAATGGCAGATGTAGAGGATGAAGTACAGAAAACATTTAAACCTAAATGGGTTGATGATAAACAAGTTACACCTTACATTAAGAAGGATGGTGAACTTAGTAAGAGAGGACTTACAGATGAGGAGTATGTACATTGTATGAACACACAAAACTTTCAACCCTTCATGCGTAAGAAGTTAGTTGAGTTTAATCTTGGTAGTCGTAAACAAATAGGTGAGTATCTTGTTGACTTTGGTTGGCAACCAGAAAGGTTTACTCCTACTGGTCAACCTATTGTGGATGAGAGTACACTTAAAAAGATTACTCACATCAAAGAAGCTAAACTAATTGCTGATTTCTTATTATATCAGAAACGTATAGCTCAAGTATCATCTTGGATTGATGTTGTTAAAGATGATAGAGTACATGGTAAGGTTATACCTAATGGTACTATTACAGGGAGGATGACACATCGAGGTCCTAACATGGCTCAAGTCCCTAACATACATAGTCCTTACGGTGAAGAGTGTCGTGCTTGTTGGACTGTACCAGATGGCTATAAGTTAGTTGGTATTGATGCTAGTGGTTTAGAGTTACGTATGTTAGCTCACTATATGAATGATGCTGATTACATTGAGGATGTTGTTAATGGTGACATCCATACAACCAATCAAGAACTTGCTGGACTGAAGACACGTGACCAAGCTAAGACATTTATCTATGCTTTAGTCTATGGTGCTGGTGATGCGAAGATAGGTAAGATAATTAATGGTGACATGAAGAAAGGTAAAGCATTGAAACAAAGATTCTTTGCTAACTTACCAGCATTAAAAACTTTACGTGACAGAGTACAACAAGCTGCCAATAGAGGTTTCTTAAAAGGTATTGATGGTAGAAAGATATATGTAAGAAGTCCTCATGCTGCACTTAATACTTTACTACAAGGTAGTGGTGCTATTGTAATGAAACAAGCTATGATAAATTTATATGAGTTGATTAAGTTAAATACTTATGATGCTAAGTTTGTTGCTAACATCCATGATGAATGGCAACTACAAGTCAAGGAATCTCAAGCTGATTCTGTAGGAAGAGTAGGTGTTGAGTGTATTGAGAAGGTAACAGAGCAATTTAAAATGCGATGTGATTTAACTGGTGAATATAAAATAGGAGGTAATTGGAGTGAAACCCACTAAAGAAAATAGAAAGAAGTTTGACCTAGACTTAGAGTATGGTCAGATAAGAGAAGATAGGATAGCAGATATGCTAACTAATAAAAAGATTGAGGTCAAGTCAGAACGTGGTATGTGGATGAAGACTGGTAACATATGTATTGAGTATGAATCATATGGTAAACCATCTGGTATCTGTGCTACTGAATCAGACTATTGGTTTCATAATCTTTGTATTGATGATGACATATTCTGTACGTTTATATTTGATGTCCCTAAACTAAAACAACTGATTGATAAATTAGATTTTAAGAAGTCTGTTTGTGGTGGTGACAACAAAGCAAGTAAGATGTGGTTAGTAAATATACAGAAACTATTTACATCTGATGTCTTTAAAACATATAAAGAGCTAGAAAATGAATAAAACACTTGACAAAACTCAATTAGACAAGTATAATAAGTTTACATCTGAGTCTGGACATTGGTATGCTAGAGATGGAGAACCTATGTATACAATCATAGGTGCTAATGGTAAAGAAAGAAACACCACATTAAGAGATGCCAAAAGTATTGGACTTGTCCCTTCAGTCACAACCATTTTAGGTATGGTTGCTAAACCAGCTTTAGAGAATTGGAAACTTACTCAAGCTATCAAAGCAGCAATTGATTTAGATAGAGGAGAACAAGAACCTTTTGATTCTTTTACTTACAGATGTAAGAATGAAGCTAGACAGGTTGGTTTAAAAGCAGCCAAGCAAGGGACAAAGATACATGCTCAAATAGAAAAAGGTTTCTTAGGTAAAGCTAAGACTAAACCTTACAAACTTATTCAAGCATGGTTAGACGAGAACTTTCCTAACGAAGACTGGATAGCAGAGGATTCTTTCTGTGCTGAACAAGGTTATGGTGGTAAGATAGACTTATACTGTAAGTCAGGAATCTTTGTAGACTTTAAAACTAAAGATAACCTTGAAGGTAAAGACCCAGCTAAGTTAGTCTATGATGAACATGGTATGCAGTTGTCTGCTTATGCTCAAGGTTGTCAGGTTGATGACCCTACTAGAGTTTCTATCTTTGTTGATAGAGCAGATACAAGTATTATCCTGTATCACATTTGGGAAACAGAATCACATGAAAAACATAAAGAAATGTTTAATAGTATATTAAGATACTGGCAACTGGTAAAGAATTATGAATGGCAAGAAGTCTAAACTAATAAGAAGAAGAGCAGAAGGTAAACTCATTGACTGGTTAAGAACTATGATACCAGAGGGAGAAGATGTTTCTAGAATTAACAAAAAGAATCTACATGAGTTTTTACCAGAACAAACTCACATCTTTGCTAATAATAAATTTATGTTAAGTGCATATAGTTTAAGAT